TGCATTCGACGAAATCGTCAGATATGGGGTCGAGGGCTTGTCCTACACAATTGGTAGTCTTACCATCTCGACATTCAGGGCAATAGAGCTTGGGGCGGAGGTCTTCGTTCTCGCTCATGAGTCTTCGTTCTCGCTCATGAGTCTTCGAAGACAACTCGTACGGACGACTCCGAGATACCGAGAGTTTTAGCAATCTCGGCATTGGTTTTGCCTTCCTCGTGAAGATTCCGAATAGCCTTGAACTTCGTCATCGCCTCACGAGTCGCGTAGTCAATCCGCTCCCTACGCTCCCGAGTAATGGACGGAGTAGAAACTACCATCTGTCCCTGCTTCTCGTAGTCATCGACATACGTTTCGCTTGTCTCACCGTTGTGAGTTACCTCGAAGTATCGTCCGTCGCTGTTCACGGTTCCAAGCATGGCTTTCCAGTTACCGAGAACCTTAGCGAACCAGACAACGTACACCTGCTGGGTAGTTACTAGAGGGTAGTCCTCGACGGGAGCCACCTGCTTGTTGTAGTAGTTACGTACAAGCTTGCGTGCTCGCATCTGAAGGTCGAGTTCGGACTCTTCGTTTGCAGCTACTGATTCGGTCATCATTTTCTCCTGAGTGAGTGTGTGCAAAAATGAAAGCAGGAGTACCTGTAATTGCTTACGGGTACTCCTGCATGACGCCTAGTTTTCCGGGGATTCTTCGGTGGTCGTTTCTTCGTCCACGGTCTCGCCGATGACGACGATGGTCTCTTCTTCGGGCTTGATCAGAAGGGCGCCTGCGACAATGCCGAGGGCGACTCCTCCGATGATCAGGGCCTTTCGAGCGATGACCTGTCGGTTCGTCGATACCATGGTGGTGATTTTCTTGATCATGATTATCCTTTCAAGATAATATAGGGTGTCATTATAGGACGTGTTATTACTGCGAGTTGCAGGGAATTGAGTTCGGGAAGGGCGAGGGTGAGGTCGGACCAGTCTTTGGCATACTGAACACGTAGGACTCAGTAGGACTTTGTTTGTCCTGCTCTACAACGATAGCTTTCAAGTTCAGAAGGTAGTTGATGTGATCGGTGATCTTCTCAGTCCACTCGTCCATCGTGTAGGTATTCTCGCTGTGGCACATCTGATAGATAGAGCCCGTGTGCTTCGACATCATTCCCGCCAGAGCAGCCTGAGGGGTGATGCCCTGCAATGCCCCAGCAACCTTGAATGCCGAAAGGCGATCGTCAGTGTTGTAGGCCTTCGATTTCGCGTAGAGAACCTTACGGGACTCTTCGATCTGATCGTCAACATTTGCTGCAAAATCCGGTGATAGCATTTTTACTTATCCAAACCTGTCGTAGTCGCGAATGGGGTTCTTGCTGTAGGTGATCACGATGCACGCACGAGTGTCTTCGTTGTCGTCCGTGATGATCTGTGCTGAATATCGCTCTTCGAGACGCTTCTCAGTGTTCCAACCAACTTCACTTCCTACGGTGCTTGGTCGTGCGCCAAGGCGTCGAAGCAGATCGTTAAGCGATGCGTAGTCTTCGTTCAGAATCTGATAATTCGTGTCGTTAATGGCACGTTTAACAGCTTCCATGCTGCTCTCAAAATATGCGCCCGTGTAGTCGTCACGGAAGAGTTGCCTACCCTTACCAGTGACGATGATCGAACCTTCGTTTGGCGGGTTGTTCTCCACAACGTCTTTCATGACATCATCGTGGACAGCAGTCTCTTTAGAAACACCGATGTGTTCTACCACTTTTTCACGGTAGTTCTTGAAAGCTGCTTCCGAAAGACCCACAGCACTTGCCAGAGCAGTACTGCGTTTGGTATTGACCGTATTTGCGCCAATGATGCACGCGATCGTAGCAGCGCCAGTAGCGGCTGCCGGGATGTAGTACTTGTAGGTGAGCTGGACTTTCTCGACAAGAGTGACCTCATCGCTACGCTCAGATTGTTCGTTCAGAATGTCGGTGTGTGCTTGCGGGGTAACTCGAACTGCAAGATATACAGTTGTTACTACACCCGCTACTGCTGCGGCTGTCAAGATTGCCGGAGAGTTATCAGCGACAAGCTTTCGTGCTGCCCCAGCATAGCGAGCAAGTCGAATCATCAGGGGGTTACCTTTCAAGAGAGACAAAAAAAGTGAGAAGATGTAGATTGCTCTACGCGACCATCGCACTCGCTAGTAGCTCGTGGTGAGGTGGTCTTCTTCTCATTATAAGCCGTGTAAAACCTGCGACTCAAAAAAATAAGAGTGAATGTATTGCTACACTCTCTTCGACATATTGCTATGTGTACTCTCTCATTATAGGCCATGTAATTTCTGCGAGGGCTGGTCAGACTTTTGGGCAATCAGTTTCATGGGCAAAAAAAAAAAAATAGGACCCAATGCAGTAGGATCACCTCAACCATGGAGGTTGGGTCAAACTGAATTGGGCTTGGAGAAGAGCCTTAATGGCTCAACCATCATTACTAAACGTTGACGAGGGACTTTTCGTCATTAGTGATGGCCCAACATATTCTAGTATGTTGTTGGGGTTCTTCTCATTATAGGATGTGTAATTTCTGCGACGAAAAATAAGAGGCCGTGTTAGGGCCCCTTATTTTTAGAACACGTAAAGATTGGGGTATAGGTTCTTAATCTCGGTGAGTTTAAGATTTAGCTTCAGCAACTTTGTTGTTCGTGTAAGGCTTAGCGGTTCTACTTCAGCTTGTTTGATGAGTTCGGTAAGACCGAGCACCATACTTCTAGGCTGAACCGTAGCATTCCACTCAAACAAAAGCTCTGCTAGCATTTCTTCAGCATCGATTTTCGTTTCCATAGTAGTTCCTTTCATAGGGGTTCTCACTATAAGCCATGTAATACTGACGAAAAATAAGAGGCCGTGTTAGGGCCCCTTATTAGGGTTAGTCTTCCAACTCTTTGGGTGATCGGTTTTCGATTCCAGTCATAGCTGCATACTTCGCAGTATCAAGGGCAGCGCCAGCAGCGAGGACGATGAGCACTCCACCGACTACGTACTTGACGACGTTCTTCGAAATATGAATTACGTCCTCTTTGGTAATCGAGGGTGTTGCATCGACCAAGTCTTCGCTTTTGCGGTCTTTGGTAAGGCGGAGTTCAAGCTTGTGGTTCTTAAACATGATGTTCCTTTGTTAGTAGGGGTTCTCACTATAGGGCGTGTAATTTTTGCGAAAAATAAGAGTCCGTGTTAGGGACCCTTATTAGTTAATCAGATGCTACAGGTATTAGAGATGCTTGGAAATAGATCATTCGCCACTCAACGTTATATTCGTACCAACCATCGGGCACTTTGCTCGACACGCCTCCAGTCCATCCTAAAATAGCCATTAGTATGGCATTTCGGAATGTGGGGACGCCGTTACAATTGTAGCGATGGTTCTTTACGATGACATTAAGTGGCGGTTTTGTATTTTTCATAGTTGCTCCTTAGTGGGTGTCTTCTCACTATAGGGCATGTAGATCCTACGAAAAAATAGAAGGGCTTGCTAGGCCCTCCCATTTAGTGGAGTTGTGAACTCTTCTTGTGACGGAGGTCGTAAACGACTCCACCAACTTTCTCGCCAATGGCGTAGCAAAGCCGGAAGAATGTGACAGACGATACAGCAATGCCAACGATGGCAAAACCTGCAAGTATGTTCGCATCCCTTCCGGTAATGTGTACGCTCTTGTCGGAAAATGTGATGTTCTTCATTTTGATTCCTTTCATAGAGGGTGGTTCTCACTATAACGCTTGTAAATATCGCGACGAAAAACTAGAAGGGCTTGTAGGCTCTTCTAGCTTTTGAAGTTACCTTCGGGTGTAGTCTTGGTAAGTTTTACGTTCTCGACGCTGGACTTCGCGTCTCCAAGCCTTCGAGTTTCGTTCTGCGGAAATGGCATTGAGTACCTTGGCGACTGTGGTCAGTGCTACCGAGGCGATCATTGCTGATTCCAGAGGACGATCCTTCACGAATTGGATAGTCTTAGCTTTAACGTCTTCGAATTTCTGCTTAGCAGTTGACATTACTTTTCCTTTCATAGGGGTTCTTCATTATAAGGCATGTAAAGCTAGCGAAAAATGAGAGACCGTGTTAGGGTCCCTCATTAGGGTTAGTTTTCCTTTTTGCGGGCGTTCTTCAGCGCTTTATTGACGGCTACAACGATGTATCCGGTTGCGATCATGCCGAGGTAGATTGCGGTGCTCTGTGCAGTTCCAACTACAAGAGTCCGTCCAATCTCCTTGGCAAATTGCGTGCGGGACATTTCGGTGTAAACCTTCAGATTGCGGGACATTTTACTGCCTTTCATAGGGGTTAACTTCTCACTATAAGACGTGTAAATTTCGCGAAAAATAAGAGGCCGTGTTAGGGCCCCTTATCGGGTTATGAGATCTTTCGTACATTACAAATCATTTTGTGCCATGGGGCTCGCTTACTGAACCAAATGTCAGTAATCTCGTAGGTTCCGGGCTCATCGAGCCATCCTCGTTCGAGAGCTTTCAGGGCCGATACATGCGCCATACATGTGACGATAAAATCTTTCACAGATATGGGCTTGTAGGCCAAAAAAGCTTCTTTGAGGGACTCTTTGGTGGGGGTTTCCGAGACGGTAAGTTCTTTGGTGTAAGATATAGTCTTCATAGTGTTTCCTTTGTTAGTAGGGGGTTCTCACTATAAGGCATGTAAAACTGACGAAAAACTAGAAGGGCTTGTAGGCTCTTCTAGTCCGAGGGTTAATACCGTCGGGAATTGGCAATGTGGCGCATTTCACGGATAAATATCCAGATGAACCAGAGGCCTCCAGTTAGGAGTACTCCGATCAGATCGAGGATAAAGTTTCCGAATCCATACTTACGCATTGGTTTTCCTTTCATAGGGGTTACTTTCTCACTATAGGGCGTGTAATTCTTGCGAAAAACTAGAAGGGCTTGTAGGCTCTTCTAGCTGAGGGTTAGAATCGGTTAGTTACACGAATAAAATCAACTTCTTCATTAAATTTTCGCACTGTTTCTCGTCGATCTTCGCGATCTAGCTTTCTGACGGTTGTATCCAGAGTTTTGTAATAGAGGTCGTTGAATCGCCCGACTGCATTTAGTCGAGCTTTCAAATCATCGATTTCTTTCTGTTTGTTGGCGTCTTTGCCGATTACGTAAAGCACGGCGAGGGTAGTAGCGACTGTTATCACAGTAGACTTCTTCATTATAATTCCTTTCATAGGGGTTCTCATTATAGCCCTTGTAGAATCTACGAAAAACTAGAAGGGCTTGTAGGCTCTTCTAGCTTGAGGTTCTATTCGGTCAGTTCTCGGGTATTCTTGTGATTCTCGATCACGCGGACGAGGGCGGCAGAAGCGAAGTGTGCAGCGACGCTAATTACGACACTAATAATGAATTTCTTAGTGACGCGCTTAGCTAGCTTATTGCTTGCTTCCGAGATTTCTTCGTCGGTGGCGTTTTCGAGGGTATCGACTAGAGTAGTCATTACTTTTCCTTTCATAGGGGTTCTCACTATAGGACGTGTAATCGTTGCGAAAAAAAATAAGAGTCCGTGTTAGGGACTCTCATTAAACTAGCGTATTACAGAAAAATGCAAGTTGTTACTTACGGTTAGGTTGGAGTCGGTCATGACCTTGCTATCGATGTCCATGTGTGTGACGTACAACTTAGTGTAATCTCTGCCGATAGGTTCGGTTGATGTTACAAAATGTTGCGCGCCTCCAATGGTCACCATATCATGGGTCTTGAATTCGTTTCCTTTTACCAATACTCGTTGTGTATCAGACATTTCTATTCCTTAAATAGGGGTTAGTTCTCACTATAAGGCATGTAAAGCCTACGAAAAAATAGAAGACCGTGTTAGGGTCTCCTATTTTGATGATACCTTAATCGGTAAGCATGTTAAGCGCGTGGCGACGCTGTTCGACTTCCTGCTGAACTCGCTCGGTGAACGTGGCCTTCTTCTCTTTGATTCCTGTCGGGATCTTAGAGATGTCGGTTTTGATCATCTTTGCGGTTGCAGCAAGGCGTACGAGGGGCGTGTTCTTGATGTGCTTGGACATGATATTTCCTTTCATAGGGGTTATCTTCTCATTATAAGGCGTGTATTTTCTGCGACATTGCGAAAAAATAGAAGGCCTTGTTAGGTCTCCTATTTTGAGTGTTACTTCTTATTGAAGTGGGGGATAAACGACTTGATCGTTCGCTTGTTCTGCTGGAGCTGATCGAGCTCAAGCTGCTTCGAGTCGAGGTTGGTGATCAGATGCATGTACAGGGTTTCTTCGTCCTTACGGAGCATGAAACCTTTGTCAATTGTCTGAGCTTCAACCACGCCGAGGGCAGTGTTGAGTTCGTTCAGTTCAGCGGTAAGCTGGGTGATAGCGGTCATTGTAATTCCTTTCATAGGGGTTACTTTCTCACTATACGCCGTGTAAAACTCGCGAAAAATTAGAAGGGCTTGTAGGCTCTCCTAATTGAGGTTTGGTTCTAGTAGTTACTTCTTGGTCATTCCGGCGGTAACGATTGCTGCAGCGAATTTGGTTTCCCATTCGAGGTGCAGCATACGGTTATCGTGCTGGTACTGAGTCATTTTAGTTCCTTATAATAGAGGGTTCTTTCTCACTATAAGGCCTGTAATTCTTGCGAGGAAAAACTAGAAGAGCTTGTAGGCTCTCCTAGCTGAGTGTTACTTTTGGTTCCAGATCTTCATCAAGGTGTTCGACTCGAGAGTCATCAAAGCTTGGATTTTCGGACGACGTGCGTTGTGGAGCTGGATGATGTAGGCGTCACCGATCATTTCGATCTGGTGAACACGGTACAACACTCCAGCCACTTTGACGTAGTCGTCGACCATCAGGTTCTGAATGACGATTGTCGTTTGCTTAAAGTTTTTCATGGGGTTCCTTTGTTAGTAGGGGTTCTCACTATAGCCCTCGTAAATCTTGCGATTGTTTTGTGAAAATTTCCTCCCGGGCATTTTTTGGATTTCTAAAATAAAGGAGGCCCTGTAAATCTAGCGCTTGAAAAAATAGAAAGCCGTGTGTAAGAGGGTTTAGTTCTTACACACGGCTACTATTTTGATTAACTGGGGTCAGTTACTTCATGTTAAGCGCGGGCCTTGAACACGAAGCCGAGAGCTTTCGAGGTGATTACGTTCAACTGTTCGTGCCGAATGATCATCCCGATACCAACAAGGTTTACCACACCGGCGATAATACCATCTTTGCTCACGCGGTCGCTCTTATTACTAAGGGCGATCTTGTTGAGCCGTTCGATCATATCAACGGTCTGGACGTACTTGGGGTCGTCAGGCTGAAGTTTCAGCAGTTCATCAGTTGCAAGTTTAATCACCAGATCGATTCCGGCGGGGTTCTTGTCTTTGTTAAACATGAGTTCTCCTTTCAAGAGTTATCTCACTATAAGGCGTGTTTTTACCGCGAAGCGCTCATCAGGCGCCTGCGTCGAATCCCTTGATCACCAGAAGGTTCTTATTCATGAGATTCTGAGTTGCGTCGCCTTCAAGCTGGACTCGTAGGACAGCCTGTCCATCAATAACGTCCTCGACGACTGCACCATCATACCCACTTGGCGGGATGACGCCTTTCTCATACCCCTTACGTGCGACCTTGAGGACTACACCTAGGAACACGCCTACGCCAGCGATAGATCCGCCGACTTCGAGCTCGTAACCCCAGTGCCAGTATCCAGCAAGCAACGCGTACAATACGCCTGCTGCCGGAAAGACTACCTCAACGAGAGCTCGAAAAATGTCATACGCCTGATTGCTCAACTGGACAGCTCCAGTATTTGTTTCAACGACATGATCTGCCATTATTTACTCCTATTTTGATTAAAGGTCGTTACTAGCCAATGTCGGATAGGCACGATCGCCCTCTCCATCGGATACAAAGATCTGTTCGGTGACTCGCATAGCTTTGTTGATGTCGTCAGAACTTCTAAGCTCTACGATATCTCCAAGACGATAGTCGATACCGTATCGATAGCTACTATCTTTCGAGATTTCCCCGTCAAGAGCATGAATCATCCGATGCTCTGTTAGAGCTTCTAGACCCCTACGCTGAAGGATTTGTTCGTTAGTCATATAGGATTCGTTAGTGTTTTCTCGAACATTCTCCACCACTACGGTGAGGACACGCCTTCTAAACCCTGTTCTATCTGACCCATCGTCATTCGCATAGACGATCGTACAACCCTTGTCAGACAATACATACGCTACATTCTTATAGGTCTCTTTAGACCTAAGTTCTGTAGTATCTGTAAGATTGTCTAGTTCCGGACTGAATATGACGGGAGCCAGACCCGTAGCGTTTCCGCCAGACCTGTCGCTACCCGACCATACTTCGAAATACAGCTCAGCCTTATCGGGATTTCTAAGGATTCCGAATCCAAGGTTATATTCCACACAAAGCTCTTTCACAGCGTCATATAGCGACTTAGGTTCAAGCTCCATGTGAAGAAAGCCACCGGGTTCAGGCAATGTGTCTGGAGGCCAGATAGAATCACCCTGCACGAATGGGACTATCAGATATTCGATAACGTCGTTCGGGCTAAGAATACCGTCGACACAAATAGCATCAACCATAGATCGAATAATGGTTCCGGGAGTACCTTCTAGAACCCATCGCGGAGACGTGGCGAGACTTGTGAAGTTCGGTTTAGCAACGCGATCCTCGAGAATCTGCTCCAGAGACTTACCGCTGACAGTCAACATTTTCTTACCATCAGCAGTCTGGTTTCGAACTGTAGTCTGGATGACCATAATATGATCCGAGTCATTAATAGCCAGCCGAGCATCTCTTTTTAGAATATTTCGATTGGTCCAAGTATCATCGATAACCAGCTCGAAGTCGCCCATACCAATCCATCTGTCAGTCCAAATAAGCGATTCGTATACGTCAAATATCTCAACACGACGAAACAGGTCATCTAGTACATAAAGATCCACTAGAGTCCTCCGTATTTATTGGTATATTCGACAGTATACGAGATCGGGGCTCCTCCCGAGGAAACGCGAATATAGTTTTGCCCTGACAGAAGCGTAGTCCAAATCGACGCAGGGTTAATCCCATATAGAATCGAAGATGTTATCCCAGACCTAGTGAGGGTTGCCCCCTTATCTCCGGGAACCGTTCTGATTTCTAGAACATCTCCGGAGATAAGGGGTGCTGCGAATGTCAGATCGTTTTCTGTACCACTAGCCGTCGTACTGTGATGTATAACTAATGATGGAAGAGTGCGATTAACATTCATGCTAAACCGGATTCCGGTCTCAATAGTACCCGAATATGTAATAGGCATTCGAGTACTACCAGAAGTCGTATCGCCATGCCAAGCTACAGGCTCGGGCTCGTAGAAATCCGGCTTTGCGCAAACTATAGAAATAGTAGCTTCGGGATCTTTAGCAAAGATCGGACTTTCGAATGATTCTACTCGCCCATAAATCTCTACATAGAACATGTCTGCTTCATCGCTATAGAAGCGCAAACGCAAATTTGTTTTCGTCATGAAGAACGGATACAAATTATTTCTAAGGCTACGGACATCCATTGACGTATCAAATCCCAGCTTGATTACGATATTCCGTTTCTCTCTACGGCTGGCCTGATATTTATCGCCATCCATATTTGCGAAAGATGAGGTAACGATCGTAGCCTTTACAGGGTCCAATCCATCAATACTTTTAATTCGATACCCGTTACCAATATCCTCTAAGGGAAGTGATAAAGTCGCATCTGCCTCATTTGTAACATCTAGCATATTCAACATTACTTCTTGATCTCCTCCTTGATCTTAGAGATTTGGTTATTCGATTGCCTGTAGATCTCGGCGTTGGATAGTGCCTTAGGCGAATTATTGTACTGGTTGAATGTAACGTTAGTACCAGTTTCCGGAATAGCGCCAGTCTTAGTCTGGACTACTTCCTCTCCATTAGAACGAACACTCGCCGAAATCGACGCAGCCCGCGAATATGAAGTATCGACCGTGAGTGATGGAGACTTGATCATGCCGCCAATAAGACGGGAGTCTTTCTTAACCGCAGATAAGTCAAGCACAGGACGAATAGTAGGAGTCATTTCGACGTTATCGGGAACAACGCTATTGATATCCGAGATGGTCTTCTTAAGTGTGTCAACAGCATTGGTACCCATGGCACCCGCACTCCTAGACACATTCGGGACCATTGAGGCGATACCCCCAATGAAACCATCACCGAAATATGTACCCAACTTATGAGTTTCCTTAGATGGCGAGTTAGAGTCGATGGCGCCAGCAATAGATGCAAGAGCATCCTGACCCATCTTCCACGCGCCATCAGCAACCTCTTTAGCTCGTGTAGCGAGACCACCAGTCATACCATCAATGATCGCTCCGGCAAGCCTCAGACCTGCATCACGCAGTTCCTGAGACTTAGTTTCAATCGTAGCAGCAAGACCATTCACGAACTTAATAATCAGATCTGCTGCTGCATCGGTAACCTTTTGAACGTTGTCGCCGATACCCTTGAGGAATGCAACTATAAGTTTCACGCCAGAATCGATAATCCTAGGTAGCCCTCGTGTGATACCATCTATGAACTCGGTGATAAGCCGTGTCACTTCATCAATAAGTAGGCCGATATTATCTGCGATACCCTTAACGAGGCCGATGAGAATCTTCATAGCAGCATCCACAAATAGCGGTACAGCACGAACAATCAGATCCACCAGTGCAACAATAAGCGACCACAATGTAGTCATAAGCCGTGGCAATATAATGTCGATAGCCGTAAGCAAGCCCAATAGCAGCTTAACGAATGCGGCAATGAACACTGGCATAGCATTGCCGATAACGCCAGCGAATGCCACAATACCCTTGCCCAATTCTTCCATAGCCATTGGTATAAGAGCTAGCAGCGACATCACAAATGCGATAAGCAATGGGCCAGACACGGTCAAAGCTGCGGTGATAGCGATGAGGCCTGCCGCAAACAATACCGTACCCAAGCCAACACCGAACAAACCGATACCCATCATACCCAATGCTATACCTAGCGCGAATAGGACCGGCACCAGAGGTGTCAGAACCAAACCGGCAAGACCGAGGATGATGAATATACCTGCCAAAGCAGCTAGTCCATGAAGGATCTGATCCCAAGACATGTCGCCAAGCAGCTTGAGTGACGGTGCGAGGATACCGATCGCTGCTGCAACAATAAGAATTGCTGCGGCACCAAGAATAGACCCCTGCATCGCTATAACCGCTATAGATATGATCAAGAGCGCACCCGCGAGAGTTATGAGACCCTTCGCGATCTGTTCCCATGACATATTACCCATATCCATCAATGCCGAAGCAATGATCTTCAATGCTAGACCAACTGCAATCAGTCCAATTGCATTAGCAAGCATATTCTTAGGCAGTGCAGCCATAGCTGTAGAAATACCGCTAAGAGCAAACGTCATACCTACGAGACCCTTGGCGAGTTCCTCCCAACTGAATGCTGCAAAGTCGCCAATCGCAGAAGCCATGATCTTCAAAGCGAAGCCAATGATTACCAATGATGCGGCAGTCTTAAGGAGGTTCTTGTTGTCACCAGTTATAGCCGCAAAGCGAGAGATCATAGCCAAGACTAGAGCCATGGTTACGAGACCTTGTACAAGGCTACCAACATTCATAGCAGCGAAATCACTGAGGGCACTAGCCATAATCTTAAGCGCGGTACCCAGAAGAATAAGACCAACACCCGATGCGATCGCACCCTTATTTGCCTTCGTCATGTTAGAGAATATCGAGAGCGCTGTGAGCATCGCTCCAACACCTACGAGACCCTTGATCATGTCGCCCCAGCTAAGTTTAGCGAAGTCGCCAACTGCACTGGCAAGGATCTTGATCGCGATAGCAACTGCAATAAGTCCGATGCCTGTGGCTATAAGGTTCGCCGGATTCTTAGCCATAGATTCGGCAGCTTTAGACAGAAAGAACATGAGTACACCAACGCCAGCCAAGCCCTTTAGCAATTCGCTCCAGCTAAGCTTCGACAGCATCAGAACTGGAATGGCCAGAATAGCAATCGCGATAGCCAAAAGAATCATCGATGCTGCAATAAATGGAATCTTAAGGAAGCCCGACCCCATGGATATCTTGTCCAGTGCCTCCATAGCTTTAGTAAGAATTACTACCATCACGCCAATACCGATAAGGGCCTTTGTAAGCTTACCCGAATCGATCATCGACAGGACCACTACAGAAATAGTCAAGATGCCGATTGCAATCGCGATCTTCATCAGCGTATCCGCTTTAAGGTTTTGTTGCATAGCTTGCAGTGTTCCACTGAGACTATCGAGAACGCCATTGATCGATTCGATTGATGTGTCGAGTCGAGCAAAGAGCCCTTCTTTTACACCATCACCCATCCCCAATAGCTTCTTGAATGTTTTACGGAATATGATGAACAGTCCTGCGAGAAGACCTGTGTTCACGAGATCGAGCGAATCGTCGAAGTTTACATCCGAAAATACTTCGCTGATGTTCTTACCGATATCGCCAAACATTTTAGCGATAGCTTCACGAAGAGGCTTTATCTGTTCCCAGAATCTAGCAGCACCAGCGGTTAGCGAATTCCACATCTCGCTGATTCGATCGCCCAAGCGTCCAAAGGATGCTAGACGTTCGCGAACTCGAGTAAGAGCTAGCTCTAGACCACCCTCCATAAATGCCTTGGTGGCAATCGCGACAATTTCGGCAAGCCTACCAATAAAGGTGATGGCTATTACGAATCCGTCAACGAGAGTTCCGCCAACGATACGAGCAAACCGAGATACGAAATACATCGCATAGCCGGATATGTCGTATGCCAGCGTCCCTAGGACGCCGACGAACTGCATGATGTAAGGGACTACCTTACCGAGTGCAGTACCGAGGACCGTAGCCCCCTTAGCGAGACCGTCGAAGAAGTCCTTGACGAATGTTGAATTCGCTAGCTTATCAGCGACCGTTCCCAAGAAATCAGTAAGGGGTTTCATGCTTCCCTTGACTGAATCTCCACCTGTGGCGAATGCTTTGAAGAATGCAACCACAATACCAATAGCACCAGTTATAATACTGAGTCCTATTTTGATGATTACGAACAGCAACTTGAACGTGTTCTTGATCAGGCTGATTTGCTCAGTACCCGGCGCCAATGCGTTGATGAAGAGTCGGATGTTCTGAGTGATTATGTATAGTTGCTTGCCTGTTGTGGGAGGGAACACCTCCCGGAAAGCTTCCTTGATCGGGGTGACTACAGCCATCAAGTTCATGAATGCTGATCGAACAGCCCAGATCATTTCAGTACGACCACCGAGCTTGTTCCAGTCGGAAAGAAGGTTGTTACGTGCGTCTGCCGAGCCCTGAACCAGTTTACCAAGGACTCCATAGACATTAGTCCACATCTCTTTAGCCTGCTCAAAGTCGCCAAGGATGAGCTTCCAAGTCTGCGACCAACCAGAGCCTGTAGTTTCAGACAATGTTCCGGTTAGCTGAGAGAAAGTCTTGATCTTGGTAGCGGCGTCTTGAGCGTTCTTAGCCATCTTCTGAATTCCGACAATCTGATCATCGTTATAACCCATGGCTTTAAGCTGTTTATCAGTCAAGTCGCCAGTCATCTTAGAAAGCGTCTCGTTCATCACCTTAGTGGTGACCCAGCCATCTTGGAGTGATTGTCGGAAGCTACCGTTCTTCTTAATCAGAGCATCGACATTCGAGCCCTGATTTCTAGCAGTTTCGATAAGCGCATCTTGGAATACCTTACCGCCCATACCGGCATTAACTACCGAGTTCCAGCCCTCAAGTCCGACTTTACCGGCAGCCATTTCCTGTGATAGCTGTTGCATAGCAGTAGCTGCTTGGTTAGAATTAGATCCCGACAATGCAGCAAGGTTTGAGATACCCTTAATCGCTGCTGTCGAGTCGTCTAGACTTACACCTGCTGATGTAAACTTACCAACACTATCGGCCATTTGAGCAAAGTTATAGATAGTCTTGTCAGAATAGGCGTTCAGTTCATCGAGCGCGCCATTGACATCCCCAAGACTCTTATTCTCCCACTGCGTGTTAGACATGATCGTCTGGATAGATCCAAGGTTTGTCTCATATTCTGCAAGACCCGACTTGGCCGGATCGAGAAACAGATTCGCCGCCATTTGAGGACCGATCAAAGCAGCTTTAGCACCTAGAGCACCGATTGCTGCAATACCGGCGATAGACATAGCGCTAATGCTAGTCTTAGCTCGTTCAGCACCGTCGGTGATAGGTAGAAAAGATACAGCCTTAGTAGCCAAATCCATGTCAGCAATGCTTTTACGAACGTTCTGTGCGCCAGTAACGACGTTCTGAAATGAAAAGTTCTGAGCAGACATCTTAAGATTACCAAAGCCACGCTGAACAGATTCGAAGTTGAGGTTCTGTTTGATCGTGGTGGCAGCATCCATGACGCCCTTAGCGCCTATTTGGAATGCGGTTGGGTCGAGTCGAAGATTTACCTTTTTACCGGCAGAATCCAGATCGCCAAGAGCGTGGACTGTACTGTCAAAGTTCAGATTCTTTTTAAGATTGTCTGCGGCCCTGATGGTAGATTGGACGCTTGTTCCGAAAGCTTTATTATCAAACCCAAGGTCGATCTTCTTACTAGCAGCATCGAGATCTCCAAGGGCTTTGATTCCTCCGCTGAAATCGATTGACTTTTTCAGAGAATCCAATGATCGAATTGTAGTCTTGACGTTAGCTTCAAACTTAGCATTGTCAAACTTTATAGATACGACACGCTCTTCAATGCTAGCGCTCATGCCGAAGTTACCGCCTTCCAAACATTGTCTGCGATGTTGTCAAATATCGGTCTCATTGCCGGATTAATGTAGTCTTTCCCTTGGACGTATCCTCCGGTACCTGTACCATGACCGTATTGGAGGATGATTGCGATCGGTACACCGTCTTCGGTATGACTGTTGGTCCATGTAATTGTACATGAACCCTTACCAAGTTTAATTTCGTAATCCCAAGAATTTCTAGTTTCGCCAGTCTCTAGAGGTGTGGCTTGCGATAGCGCTTGGACTCCCTTTCGAGCGTGATTATCTAGAGACTTATAGATTTCTCCACTAGACATTTTCTTAAGGAATTTTTCTAGGGAATTAAAGGAGCCGCTAGACTCAAGTTTAAGTGATGACATAACGGCTCCTTTAATTAGGTCCTATTTTGAAGGTTGAACATCCTCGACAGTGGCCGATTCTTTATTAGTAGCCGTGACAGTTACTGTCGCGGGCCCGGTCGATGCAGAGTTGTTCTTTTGTAATCGAGCCTTCCCTTTTCGCATCTCAGATCTAATAGTAAGACCGATATGGACTAGAGCAGCTTGCATTACAAAATAGAGTGTGAAGTAAAGCTCGACTTTACCCATGTATCTTGGTAGGAAAATGTTCACTGCAGCATTAGTCGTGATGACTGTGATGACCAATAGCAAGATCATAAGAGATCTTCCGGCAGGCTCATGCTTCCACGTTCCCCCGGTAATTACATGCCAATAAATCATTACAGAAATCGAGGTGACTGCAACCAAACCAATTAACAAAGCATTCAATGGTAGGAGCATCATGCCATCCTCTCCTGATATGATCGTGTCAAGCCTTCGGAATAGTGGTTTTTTTGATCTGCACTTTTGAGAATCCTAGCCTGCTTTTTAGATTCGTCTAAACGAGCAAGAGCCTCTTTGTGTTGATCATCGACAACCGATTCGGTTTTATCCAACTCTTCCATAAGAGCTCGACTATTCTTTGTCGCTTCGCGGTTCTCTTCACGAAGCATTTTTATACTCTTGAAAAACTTCATTCAGGACCTCCTACGGTCACCCGAGGAGATTGAATGGCATTAACAAGTTTGGTAACTGTATCGCCGACCGCCGCATTTTGTGCGGTAGCCTGCGCGAGTACCGAGTTTGTTTCAGTGAGCTTTGCAGCTCGTTCAGAAAGACGTTCGTTTGCTGATTCAGCTGCTGTAGCTCTTTCGTTCGCACTAGCCAAAGCAGAGTCATGAAGCGATTTAGGAATCAACCACCCTTTAGCGACGCTTATGACGATAAATACGCCAAAAGAAACGGTGATCCCCCATGGGCCTAGCTCAGATACACCGGCGGGCAGTATGAATTGTTCCATTCGACGTTACTAGTCCATACCCATTACTCCGAACAACCAAATGTTCGAGTTCGAGTACAGGGCAGTATCCAATTCCTGAGGGTTGATATCGCGCGTCCCACCGCCACGAGACAGGTAGAATCGCATATTGGTAGTCGGAGTAGTAACGATAGCTCCCGTATCAATATCACGAACTTCAATCTTACACTGCGTAGATCCCGTAGGTGAAGAACCTCCGCTAACTGAGTAGATGTAGTTTCCACCACGAGCAGTGACGTCGATATTGTACTGAGATGCGATAGGGATCGATCCGTGGTTGATCGTCAAGGTACCGCCACTGAAAGTAATCCCAGTGAAGACGCCATCGTACGAGACCCAGTTAGTTCCATCGAAAGAGATGTAATCCGAGAACGTCTTAGCCGTCTGTGAAATACGAATATCTGTGTAATCCGGCGTAACGCTAGTTCCCATGATGATTCCCTGTTGAGCCAAGGTTTCGTCAGGCACAGCGATGAACATACCCGTGGTATTGGCGTTCATAGCAGCAGTATTAATTCGAATTTTATCACTGTAGGTTACAACGCTGTCGATGTTGATAGTACGGTGATTAGAGGCTTCATCCAAAAGCTGAAAATATCCACTAGCACTGCCGTCATTACGAATAACGCCCATGATAATTTCATAGGGACGTCCATCGTTGGCGCGGAAATCCACAAGAGCATCCACATACGACTTCGGCGTTGCTGCTGCAGTATCCGTTCCCGGAGCTGCTACATCAATACGTCCAGCACTGTTACGCATAGCAATGGTACTTGGCGTAGAATTTACTGTTGCCGCGTCCAGCTTAGCCTTATCTGCCATGGGCATAAGGCCGTCCTTAATGGACGTTGCGTTAGCGATCCGAGCATCAGAGATGGTACCCGTCGTAATATCAGAGCCGTCCCATACCTTAGCGTCTACGTATGCTTTAGTAGTAGCATCGCTCGTGCCGGTTGGTGTGCCAACAGCTATAACACCTGCGCTGTTTCGGTAAGCGAGCGTGAGAGCAGTCGCACTAGTAGTAGCCGCAGCGAGCTTAGCTGAATTTGCGGAAAGCTCCGATGCATTAGATGCGATATTTGCAGCATTCGTCGAAATGGTCCAACCAGTCAAACTGAATGTCGCTCCGGTCGTACCATTGCCCGACTTAGTAATGATGTCACCAGAGGGGGCTACGACCTGCATACCACTGGTGTAGGCTGTGTTCGGCTTCCACTTAGGAAGTAGATTCGAGTTAGCCGCAGCCATATCAGCAGCAGCCTGAACAACAGTAGGATCTTTAGAGATATATTCTGCCACGAGGACGGAAGTCATCTTATCTTCCTGCCATGTGGTCCAGTTACCCGAGTAATCCTTAGTTACACGCCACCATGTGCGGGGGTCATTACTCGCTTGAGTAATTCGCTGAAGCCACCAGTCGGAAGTAACACCGTTACCTGTCTGAAGGTTCTCCAGAATACAGTTGTCGCTTACTCCCACAGGGAGGTTGAACATGGTGGCGTAGTTGTCTTTAGAGATCCTGTGAATACCCGGAGTCCTGAGAGTATTCAGGTTTTGTCCTGCCTGAAGATACCTCTGAATCGCCCAGCCCGGACCAAAAGTATCAGTAAGAACATCGATAATTTCCGGAGGAAAGTTATATGCCGAATCCGTGGCGGCAATTTTGTTATATGTTGGCATTTAAGGCCCCAATGTGTAGAAACCGGTAGGTGTAGAGGACACAAGACGTGTCGCCGAAGGGATCGCGTATACACCTTCGACATCTGTAGTGACGAGGTCTGGAAGACCGTCTTGTTTGAGGGTGTAAATGCCCGTGGATGTGTTAGCTACGATTTCCAAAGGTTCTCCTCCGAGTATGAACCACGATACCAAGGTATCTAAACTTATGATTTTTGAGGATCTGGTGTCCGAACCATACAGATAATCCTCGACAGCTCGCATCATACCGATACTAACCTTAGTAGAATCCAAGATTACATGCGCAGTGCGAATGAGTGTATTTCCGACTTTTACGGGAGCTGGCCTAGTAGTAAATCCCCATGAGAAGTCGACCGTAGTCATATTTTCACTAAGAGTTTGATTTACTTTCGATGTAGGCGAGGCTAGCAGGTTATAAATAATGTGAAGTTTATACCCATAACCTTCGGTCTTTAGATCGCTTCCGATCAAAGTTCGATACGATAATCCAAATTCTTTTCTTCGCTGTAGATTTACTGAAAATCCGTCGTACAGTTCAACAGTACCGTCGTACTCAGCAAATTCTTCAGGATACATGAACGCTCCAATAGTACCCCCGAATTCTTCGGGAGCTGCAACATTCAGGTATTTAATACCGTCTACGTAATAAGGTGTAGGTTCCCCACCGGAAAGAGTTTCCGTTATAGTCTTTAGACCATTCCATACAACTCCATAGCCGTTTGATTTGTAAAATACGCCTTTATCGACTCCAGTTTCAAAGAATCGATCTCCTGCGTTATTCCATGTTAGCTTAGTCATGCCGGTACCTCCTTCCAGTTGGGCGATCAGCGTTAGCCTTGATTATTCAGCATAGCCTGCCGTCGTGCATTCTCTGCTTGTCGAGAAGCCAAGTCATTCTTAGTCAGTTTCTTATTCTTCTCGGGCGGCTTACTCTTTTCATTAGCTACCTTAATTAGAGTAATCAAACGATTAAGGTGCCATGTTTCAAATTCTTTAGCGATGTCATGCGAACTCATCCAAAAATAGATGATCTCAGCAGTGATGATCTCTCTACGTTTACTGGCGCCCGGCGCGTCTTTCTTTTCAGTAATCCAAGTAGCTGTCATCTTCGACTCGATATAGGCATTGATTCGCTGGTAATCTTCAGCGGAAAGTCTTTGGAATACATCTTTTGGAAAATCGCGAGTGAGGGTCATAGCTTCGATGTATGAAAGCGTCTCCTCAGTAGTCTTTGGGTCTGGACTTAGAAAAGGTTTTTCCCAAATAGACTCCCATTTTGAAAGGGAGACCAGAGAATGCTCCAACTCCAAAGTAACGCCTTCTGTGTAAACGAATTCTTGTTTAGATTCGTCCCATTGTTCGATACCCGGAATGTTTAAGGTAAGCATTCTCTGGTCTCCTTTCATTTGTTAATAACTGTTACGGTGCATCTGCCGTGGACTCAAAGAGAGCCACAATTTCAGCGGGCAGAGGGAGCTCGGCAGTGCCAGTAGTCGTGCCGTAAAGCAGATCTTCCAGAGCAGCGAGGTCCGAAGCGCTGACCTTGGTGGAATCGATCGTGAGCAGCGCAGTAGGCTTGAACCCGGGGACATCGACCGGAATGGTCGACAGTTCCCAGCTGAAGGTGTTGGCTTCAGGCGAGTCATTGATCGTGGTGTAGGCCTTTTCCGTCGGAGCGGCCTGAGCACCGTAGAGCAGGTGGAGCTTGTAGCCTGCTTCAGAGCTAAGGTCATTACCGATCTCAGTCCGGTAAGCCAGACCAAAGATTTCGCGCTTCTGCTGACCGATGAATACACCAGCGGTGATTTCAGCAGAGCCATCGCAGGTAGCGAACTCTTCGGGATAGGCGAAGGCCTCGAGCGTTGCGCTGAGTTCTTCAGCAGAAATGAGGTTTGCGTAAACCCCGTTGTCTGCGTACTGCTTGTTGGATTCAGCACCCGAGGGGCTTTCGGTGATCGAGACGAGACCGACCCAAGGGGTAGCCTTGTCGTAAGCACCATCGACACTACGGCGGTAGAGAACACCCTTGCTGACACCGGTCTCGAAGACCCGGTCGCCGGGGGTGGCCCAGTTGAGTTTAGCCATGGATTAGCTTCCTTTCAGAAGTACAGATTGAATACATCATGATAAAGTTTGGCTACCACGAAGCGCCTATCAAAAGAGCAAAGTGGTAGGTTAGCAACTGCGTCCGGAATGGTACTTAGCCCATTACCATCTATAACTGTTACTTGGTAGCGCTTCGAATGACGGTATGGAGTGTTGTCTGCATGAGTAGATTCACGCTTATCTAGATGATAGATAATGCATGGATACTCCATCAAATCTGCCGACGGTTCCTGAAAGTATACTTTCGTAACTCCGGGAATTCCACTAAACAACGCTTGGAGCTGTAGCCTTCGGTCCATTGTAGACGTCCCCCATTCCTATAATAAGACGGGGGCGCTGGATTTCGACAGTATCGATCTTCCAAAAAACGTTCTCAAACTTGATGTAACGCATACGCATAATATGTTCGAATGCGTACTTGTTTCCAACAATACTGATCGAGTTGTTTATAGAAGTATCGGTATTAATCTTGTCGCTAGAATTGGTTCGAAAGTTACTACGGAGGACGTCACCAAAGAATTTTTTCTCTGTGATGACGTCCTCCGTAATGCCCGGCGATGTTTCCACGATGTCCCCGAAACCGATTTCACCGTAGAATCGTGCCATTTTGAAGTTTCAGCTACGCGGTGTAGGTGAAGACCCAGTGGCGAGTCGACAGCGGAGCGAGGTAGAAGCCCACCTTCGGCTCAGCGTAGACATCCGTGGTCTCTTCGATCACGATGTCACCGGCAGGAACGACAGAACCATCGATCACGTAGTTGACGCCCGTGGTGGTCGGGATCGTCAGGGTGTTAGTGCCCGTAACGAAGGTCGGAGCCGTGGCGGTAGCGACGGTACCTGCATCACGAGTGATGACCAGAGCCGACTTGGGCTTGGTCAGAGCACCCGACATACGGGTTTCCATCAGGTACTTGTACTGGTTGAAGTCGATGTCGAACTGCTCGAACGAGGTGATCTCGCCACCCTTGTTGGTACCAACGGTGTAGTCGATCAGGTTGACGATGATGCCGAGCAGAGTCGGGTCCTCGCCCATCGGTTCGACCGGAACGATCTCCTTGACGCGGATAGCCGCGGCGAGCGAAGCCTCCGTCTCGTACAGACGACGGCCCATCTTGTCCTTCAGCAGGAGCATTTCGGTAAGAACGGCGTCGGTGGTGTAGAACGTCGGGGAGCCGGAACCGCGGTAGTTGGTACGCGCGCGAGTGATCTCATCGATCATCACGTCGGGCGCAACGTTGGCGGCGAGCTCCACCTTGTGAGCGTACAGTTCGTGGTCGTTCGCGACGGAGCGGATGCCGAGACCATCGGTCTGTCCCTGCGGGTCCTTGATCTTGTCAGCGTGACCAACGGTACGACCATCACCGATGAGGATCGCGCGAGCGATTTCCTCATTCAGCATGAAGCGGATTTCCCACTTCAGCCATGAAATGATGTCGATATCCGTGATGTCGATGACGTTGTCACGGTCCAGCTTCTGCTTCTTGTAGATGGTTGCAGGAGAGGTGGAGCGCTGAAGAAGGACTACAACTTCTTCCTTCTTGAGTGCGCCCGTGACGTAACCCTTGGCTCGAGCTTCCTCAGCCGTCAGGTCCGCGAGGATGGTCTTGATCTTGGCGAACGGAGCGTGCTTCGTTGCGCCGAGGACCTTGGAGACCCATTCGGTCTGGCGGGAGATGAGCTCCGGCGTCTGCGAAGAAACGCGAGCATCCGGGAAGAGGATGTCGATGTTCTCGATGCCGTAGTCAGCGTGGTTCAGAGAGAACTGATCATACGCCTTCTTGTAGGAGCCCGTGGACTCGGCGAGTCCGTTGAGCTCAAGAACGTCGGAGTGGGTAAGGGTGTAGCGATCCTTGACAGCCGTGCCGCCAGTCGCGCCATTTTCGAATGCAGAGTACTTGCTCATGTTGGCAGAGCCTTCCTGATTGTGCTGGAGTTTTTCAGAATCTTCAGAGTCGGTCGACTCATCAGAGGTATTGTCATCGGAGTCAGTAGAGTCAGTAGACTCATCAGCCTCTTCAGAGTTTGTGTTGGAATCGTCCGAATCATCAGATTCATCATCTGACTTTCCAGCTTCTTCGACCAGTGCTTCGAAGACTTCCTTCTGTGTGGGCGTAAGAGATTCTTTGACCTCGTTAACGCTCACCTCTTCGTCATCTTCGTCGCTGTGTAGGATGATGTCAGAATCGGCATCACCATGGGCGAACTTTTTGTCTCCGGAAGCATCAACGACCAGAGCGTACAGAACCTTCTTCTGCTTAGGAGTCATGCTGTCGACAACGTCGCTAACACTCTCGCCATCGCCAGAAGAAGTGTCTGCTTCGTCGGCTTTATCGGCCGAGTCGGCGTGCGAGATCGTGAATTCCTCACCCGAGTAGATGATTACTTCACCGATCATGGTGTCGGTACCGTCAGCGGCGTGCTGGAGATTGACATCCATGATCACTGCCTGATCGTTAGCACCCTTATAGACGAGGCTTACTTCGATGATGTTGCCGTGAACAACATCGCCGCCTTCCTGCCTAAGCTTGTTAGCAAAGATCGAAAGAGCTTTCACATCGCCGTGACGAACGAGTTCTTTAGCATCCTTTGCCGCTTGAGTCTCGTTAAAGAAGGCCTCCGTGTAGACGCCATCCTCACGCTGATAAAGAAATGCGTGCCCAAGGACGTTGCTGGGGCTGTCGTGCTGGTGCTGCCATACTAGCTGAACCTGCTGAGTATCCTGATGCTTGAATGCGCTGTGCTTGATGGTACGACCATCGCTGCACTCGACGTCAAATCGAGTTGCGTATCCTGTGAAGTCAGGAATCTTAGTAGCCACTACTGTCATTTTGAAGGTTCACCTCCCTTTCTATTTCACGTTAGCTGAGTCGTTCTTAGGTTTTGTATCGGCAGGTGTTGGGTACTTCCCATTGAGTCCTGCTTTAGCTTTAGCATACGAATCGCGTGCTGTAGCTACTGCCGCTTTCAACTCAGTACCGACTCGTTGCATTTCAGCACGAGCCTCCGACCTGACTTTAGAAGCGACCCTATTGTTGGTGGCTTCGAGTGCGTTTTTCTCAGATATCTTCGAGTTCTGCTTAGTCAGGTATTCCCTGACCGCGTCACTGGCGTTTTCTGGAATTTCATAGAGCGGAATCATCTTTTGAAGGTTTAATTTCGCAAGATGTTTACTCAGATTTTCCTCGATACGCTTTCGACTAGCCTCAGCATTACTACGAAGCTGTTTTAACTGAGCAGCTTTCTCGGAAGTTAGACTTTTAGATTCAGAGCTTTTCTTAGCACGGGTCTGTTTGTCTGCTTGCACTCTAACTTTTCGCTGCCCTTTAGATTCGCTCGAAGCTGGTTTAGCATCCTTGAGTTCTCTATTTTGCATATAGTACTCATGAGCTTTTGCCGGGTCGTAACCCTCGGAAGCATGTGCTAGAAACGCTCTGACTTCGGTTTTATCCACCGTCATACGTTCTCACTATCCGCGAGGATTTTGTCTGCACTCGCTTCCAATGAGGCTAGCGTTTCTTCAAACAAACTATCCTGTTCGGAAGTATCATCCTCGGAAGACACAGCAGCAGAGTCCACGCTTGATGCGTCACCAGAGCCCGGCATGTTGGAGTTAAGCAACAGGTCAGACTTAGGGTCATCCGAAGGCATGAAACCGATACCTGTTCGAATTTCATTAGGTGAGAGGACTTCGTTCCTAGAAAGTGCATCAATGAGAGGCCCTAGTTCGGAAATACCAACATCCTTGAACGGATCTCTGAAGAATCTAATTGCCTGACCCTGAGACCTAGCAGTCTTGGACAAGAACTTTCGTTCGATGCCCTGTGCGATTGCTGTAATAATTGGCTCGACAGTTCGATTGTGATAGATCTTCATAGCTTTTTCATCGGCAGTACCGTCAAAGACGATTTTTGGGATGCCGAGTTGCGAATATAGCTGCTGGGTTAGGAACTCGACTTGTGCCAGCATGTTGTTTTCAGCAGGTCGATTAAGCTGTGTAATCTTTTCTGTAGCGTCAGCATAAGCAACGCCATACTTAGAATTATGCAGCTGATCTTCCATGTCCTGTCGACGTGCCGCAGCTTGAGCTTTACGTGAGTCAGATTTAACGACATATGGAAGCTGAATGATGATATCCAGCTTACCGGAACCGGCCTGTTCATCAATCGCGTCGAGGATGCTCAACTTACGGGTTAGACGTTTTAGTGTCGAAACCTCGTCATTCATGACTGCATACAGCGGGTTTTCAACAATGGCTACCTGTCGCTTGGGAAGCGTCAACTCGTCTTTGATGCCCGTCTTCTGATTATAGATCAGAACGCGAACATGTTCAGGCATCCACCCTACTACTTCACCGACACGAATCGTCTCGATATCGTAAGACATCGAAATTGCCGGATCTTTATCCGCTTCCATAATACAAATAGCAGCCGTGCCCTTATCGAAAAGAGTCATGGCGACGTTCTGTCGAAAAGCCCTAGCACCTTCATCCAAGTTTGCTTCGACAGTCAGGCAGTAATTAAGCCCGCTAGGCATCGGTTCTTTAAACCGTCGCTTCGAGTCAAGACGAACGTGCATCAGATCTAGTGCAGCAACATCCATTGCGATCTGGTTGTAGATAGAAGTCGTAATCGTTCGATCGCCACTCATTCCACTACGCAATCGACTAGGATTTACGCCATAATTTGCCGATCCGCCACCCCAAGATTGGAATCGACTGGTTTGGTCTTTTGCAAAAGTATCGTATGCAGCGTGAACTAGACTATCTCTAAGTCGACTAAATATTCCCATAAGTTTTACCTCCTCTCTGAAATAGGATTCGAGCAATTAAAATATCACTCACTCAAACGCCTCCTTGTTGGCTTTGTATGCTACATATGCGTCCATCAGAGCAGCCACATTATCAATCTTCTGGTCTGCACGTTTCTTCAAGAGCTTACGGTTACCATTAGTATCCTCCATTGTGATGGCGTTACCCATAGCAAAGCTCATGAGAGACTGATCGAACAAGAGCATACGGCGCTCACTAAGTTGCTTTAGTTCACCGAGTGGAACAGATTCTGTACGAGCTCCCTGAGGGACTTTCTCAATACCAAAGGGTCCATTCTCCTGTTCCCAGCGAGTAACGAACTCTTTAGCGTTATAGGGGTCGAACCCAAAGGCCCGAACGTCATAACCTTGCTCTTCGATAAACTTGTCAAGATCATCGTAGACCGCCATCATGTCTAGCACGATTCCCGGAAGTACGTGAAGACTCGCCTCTTTAATGAATTCTTCATACTTCTGGCGAGGACCACTAGAAAGCTTAAGGTGTGTGTTCTCAGAGATGTAGCTTCGGGTTACTACTCCAAAGTCCCCATTGCGCAAAGGAAACAGGAAAGTGAAGGCACAGAAGTCATCACCCTGTGAGAGGTCAGCTCCCATAGCACAAGGTAGCTGCCAGAAGTTTGGTACACGCTTATGGATTTCCGTCTCTTCGTAACTGAAGAAGTACGTATATCCCTCCATGGGAATTCCGAAGCGCTTAGCCAAGATATCGTTCCGAGATGCAGGTGCTTTCTCAGCTCGTTCAACATCTCGCTGGTAAGTATCGTAGGAGACTGTCTGCCCGATGTTAGGTTGCGCTTTTTCCCACATGCTAGCATCATTCACTTCCTCCAGTTCATCGAGCTTATAGTGCCAGATAGAAACGTGAGGCGCATAGAAGTCGCCCTTGAGCATGTCAGCTAGTTCCATTTTGATGGTGTCGCCGCTACCGTTACGGACAGTACCCTCAGAGCTGATCGCAACGATCAGATAGTTCTCTAGCTTAGACGCACCCTGCTCGATAGCGCCCACGACATCTTCTCGAACGTCTCCAGAAAGCCATTCGTCAACCGTAGAGATTTTTGGTCTGAGACCCTGAAGCTTATCGACCTTCATGGGGCGAACTTCTAGAAGCGATCCCGTCAGGAAGTTCTCAATACCCTTCTTCGTAGAAGCAAGCTTGACTCGATTCATCTTATTGCCCGTTGTGTTCTGAAGTGATCCTTCGGTAAGGAACTTGAACAAAGGTCCGCGCGAGCGAGTGATCGCCGTACGGAAAGGCGACATGACTTCGTCGGCCTGCTTCATAGTCGGAGCAGTAGTGATCTGATGCGAGGTTTCCGTATCCACATTCAGAAAGTAGCTCTGGATACATTCGGCATACATAGACTTAGCTGCGCCACGAGCAACGATCAAGTATTGCTTTACCGTCAGTCTTCGCTTGAAAGTCTTTTGAATGTATCGTCCGCCATGATTATCGGGAGACGGTTCGTACACGGTGAGTGTTTCGAACCAGTACCATCCGAAGATCTGCTCCGCCCAAAGCTTAAAGCTTTCGAGCATACGGAAATCACTACCGTCTGTTAGGGTGAGCTCATTCTCGCAGTATTTAATGAAACCATTAATAGCTAGGTTGTCATAGTAGTAAGTAGGATTGGCGATGAGCGCATCAATCCGATACATTTCGGCAGCGATCTCTTTACATACGGGGATTTCTCCACGGAGCACTTGCTCGCGGAATCTCCCATAATAAATGGGTGTTGCTGTGTTAGATAGGGCCATCGCCAATCCTCCTTTCTATAGTCCGTGGTTCTTGTTCAGCTGCATTACTGGACGCGCGACAGCTGTAGCGGCTTTAGCTATTTTTTCTGGATTTTTAGCCGCAGCTTCAGCGGCTGCTAGAGCTGCTTTCATACCGCCCGGATGCCCGTAGATACTCCTATTGGCTTGTGCAATAACGTATTCCTTAGCGATCTGCTGACCAATATCGAGAAGCATTTTACCGACAAGCTTTTTACCCGCATTTACTTGAGGAGTAGTTAGCGTCGCAAATTCTTTCTCCATTTTTAGTCGATTGATTGCCGACCTAAGGTCGTCGTCACTCATGTCTTTAACACGAGGTTTGGAAGGCTCAGCATCTCTGCTATCTTCCGAAGAAGACTGCTTCTTACGTCGACCCCAACGCATACCTTTTACACCAGATTGAGCAAGCTCATCTTCAGTAAATTCCACACCATGAGCGGTTAGGATGTTTGCTGCTGTGTTACCCATTTCACCTCCTCAGAATATACATTCAGTCGCCATTCCATTTGATTTGCTTGACTTTCCATCGCGGCAACCAAAGGTCCTGTAGACGGAGGATCAAATATGAGTTTAACCTTCAAACCCATGTACGTTCGAACAGCATTAATATGGTCCACGCCCATAAAATCTACCCATTTTTCGCCCCTACCCAAGATTACGAATCCAGTTTTTGGACCGACTCCCAATTGAGTAAGTACGAAAAATACCGAGTTTATATGCATGATAACCTCTAAGTCAAACGAATCATCTTCCGGATCTAGACCCAGTTGACGCTTCGTAGAGTCGAGGATGCTTTCGTTATCCTCCATAACCTCCCCCAACTAGTGTGAAGATATCCATAGCGAATTGACATAGTGCAATTACAAGCATGATCAGATATACGCACACAACGCCTAGCATCAGTCCGCAGACAGATAGCATAACGAGCGCGAGGGCGAAGTTGTTAGCGATTCGCTGCTGCATAACTAAGCACTGGGCAGGTTGAGAACCTGACCCGGGTGGATGGTGTACGGTGCAGAAATACCATTGAGAGACGCGATCTTACGCCAATCAACACCGAACTGAATACCGATCGAAGAGAGGCTGTCTCCAGCTTCAACACGACACTGCTTCGGCTTTGCAACCGGAGTGGATTTAGTCGGGAGGTTAAGAACCTGACCCGGGTGGATCGTATACGGAGCTGAGATCTTGTTGAGCAGAGCGATCTGTCGCCAATCAACCCCAAACTGAATACCGATCTTAGACAGGGTATCCCCAGCTTCGACGACGCACTGTGAGACTTTACCCGAAGTAGCCGGTTTAGGGGCGACGACAGGCTTCGGTGCAGCTGGCGCAGGAGTAACTACGGGTTTCGGAGCAGGAGCTCCTGAAGGACGGCAGTAGGCATCCCACGCAGCGCCATCACCATAGAAGATGTTAGCGTCGAGGTTGCCTGCGTAACCATTCAGCTGTGCGGTGGAGGAGAACTGCCACATAGCACAAGGATGCTTAGGCGCGACCTGCTCGATGTCGCGACCATCGTAGTACTTGTACCCGATCGTAGGAGTTGTTACGGCGTACTGAGCAAACCAAAGACCGTAGTCGCCTGCCCATACCGAAGACCAGTTGCCGCCATTGAGCGCTGCACCATTCAGGTAGATCATAGGCTTTACGCCCGTGCGAGACTTAACGTGGTTAAGCCAAGTCAGGGCATAGCCCGCGTCCGTCTGGTTGTCACCTTCGAAGTCGAGGACCAGAAGAGTCTTGCCATCGAGATATCCTTGGATGCTGTCGACGAAGTGGTTTGCTTCTTCGATTGCCGATCCCCGGTAACCAACTTCACGAGCGAAGTGATATACGCCAGTCCGCTTTCCAGCTTTACGAGCAGCCTGAAACTGCGTATCGCAATGAGGGTTAACAAAGCCGGTACCACCTGTCGCTTTAACGATTACGAAATCACAAGCGACAGCCGCAAGATTGATTCCTGCCTGCCAGCCCGAAATATCGATGCCTTTTAGAGTCATGCTGCTCTCCTTACTTGAGTTCCCCACAACGTAGTGTCACCCGGACGCCGTTCAATAAACGGAAGTGCTAAAAGTGACGAATCGCCGTAGTGAATTGCGTTGTGTGTTTTGTGAGTGACGGATATGAGATACTCTGGGTCCAGAATATCAGCATTACCGCGAACAAGATCGACTGGGGCCATAGGATTCATGTGATGGATGATAATCCGTTCATGAATATCGAACCCTACAGCCCCAAGATCGCAACCTAGGTCTCGAGTAATAATTTCGTCTCGAATTAAACGCCATTCGCGGCTTTTATAGAATTTCTGATTCCGATGACGTTCGAAGCCAAACGTTGATTCGCCAACTACACCTTTAAGGCTGAGATATTCGAAACGATCTTTAAACGATTCGAGCTTTATGAGCTCAGAATATGAGCGGATCATCTTGACCCTCTTCCTTTCCGGCGTAACCGCGCATAGCATCCATAGCTTCAACGTAGAGCTTCTTCATCTCTTCGACGTTAGCAAGATCCTTGACCTTTGCTTCGACGAGGAGAGTCTCCTGCTTCTGTTTCTGAAGTTCGACCTTCTCACGAGTAGAACCAACTTTAAGAAAGTGAACTATTACCTGTGACGAGGCCGAACCATCGAGAAACTGTTTTTCTGCTAGGTCATATGCTAATGCTGCTAGCTGACTTTCTCGAGCTTCAGGAGTTCTAGCTCGAGGCAGTCGTTTAATAGGTTTCTCATCCTCAACAATCTCAGAGTCAAAGACTTTGCTGGATTGCTGAACTAATGCGGTAGACTTTCTAGGTCTTCCCGGGCCTGCCATAGGTATTCACCTCCTTAATAGTTTTAGATTGCTGAGCCGGTATCCAAGATAGCGAGCTTACGGTTGTTAACTCGGTAGTTACCCGAGCCTGACGCCCTATTCGTGGTATAGGCGAATCGCAGGGAGGCTGTAGACGTAGCGGTGTACTTAATAACCATCTGTGCCGAGGCTGTCCCGCCTACAGCAGCTACTGGCGATCCCCACACGATCTTAGTGTCGATAATCGTACCAGTAGCGCCGGTACCACCATAAATTACGTTCACAGTCAGAGCAATATCGCCTGCTGTTTCGCCATAAAAATCCAGATCAACACGAATATCATAGTTACGTCCCGAGACAACACTGATGGTTTTCTCCAGCAGCATTACTTCGGTAGTGTTCTGAGCTCCAGTCACCGATACCGCGTTAGTGTAACCCACGAGACCAAGCGGTAGAGGACTAATCTGTCCATCCACATACGACTTCGGTGTTGCCGCAGTTGTATCGGATGCAGGATCTGTTACCTGAATACGTCCGGCGCTGTTACGCATAGCAATAGTAGATACTGTAGGCGCACTAGTAGCTGCGTCAAACTTCGCCTTGTCTGCAGCAGACATTGTTCCCGGAACGCTACCAGTAGCGACTGGTAGACGCGATGCTGACACCGTACCGGTAGTAATATCTGCGCCATCCCACACCTTACCGTCTACGTAAGCCTTAGTTGTAGCATCACCAGTGGCGGTGGGAGTCGCTACACCCAATCGTCCATCACTGTATCGAAGTGCAAGTGTGGAGCCTGTAGCGCCACCAGTAGCTGCATCCAACTTGGCTTTGTCGGCTTTCAGCATGAGTCCATCGAGAAGCGACGTGGCTTTAGCGATCCTAGCATCAGAAATTGTGCCGGTAGTGATGTCCGAGCCGTCCCAAACCATTGCATCCACATAGTCCTTAGTGGCAGCGTTCGGTCCACTGGTGGGGTCGGGGGTGTTGAATCGTCCGTCTGCTGCGCGCAGAACTAGAGTGGACCCGGTAGCTGACGATGTAGCGGCATCCAACTTAATCTTATCTGCTTTTAGCATTAGACCGTCTAGAACCGATGTGACTTTGGCGATCCGAGCATCAGAAATGGTACCAGTGGTGATATCCGAACCATCCCACACCATAGCGTCTACATAGTTCTTAGTTGTTGGGTGGCCTCCAGATGTAGGTGTATTTACGTTGATATCCCCAGTGCTACTTCGCTTTACTAGGGCGCTAGCTGTGGTAGCACTAGTAGCAGTATCTAGCAGAGCCTTGTCAGCAGCGGACATTAGCCCAGCCAACGATCCTGTGGCTACAGCCGTGGTTGCCAGTTGTGTAAATACGCCCCACGTGTCAGTGTCTTCAGACCTTACCCACGTCGTACCAGTAACCTTACCGACTACCATTTGGAACGTTCGCGAGGACCCGTGTCTAATAGTTATGACATTAGCAGCAGTCACGGGCCATGTACCATCGGCAGTCGCCTGAGAATATGTAACGCCCGCAGCGTACGTACTCGGGAGGTCGGTAGCAGGCTTACTTGCAGCAGTCCGTACCTGTCCCGAAACCAAAGCATCCACGTAATCCTTACGAGTTGCGTGGCTGATACTGGACGGAGCATCCGAAAGATAGACACCCTTAAAGTTGGTCTCGCCGCCGTTGTACCGCAATACAAGCGTCCCGTCTGTATTTGCAGCGGTAGCAGCATCCAACTTTGTTTTATCTTCAGCAGACATGGTTCCTGCAACTGAGGTAGTACCTGCTGGGAGTTGTACCACCGGAACCTTACCGTTGGTATCCAAGGTCGAAGTTTGAGTCCATTCGAACCATGTACCCGCACTTACGCTGATTACCTCTCGGAACCACATAGTGACTCCAGCGGTGATCCTCTGATAAACGCCAAAATCGGAACCCTTGCCGATTTCTAATGTACCCGTAGAAGGCAGGTTGACGGAAGGTCCATTAAGCAACGTTCCGCCAACTGCATATGTGCCGACATGCGCTGTCGTATTCATAGCATTGAGATCTGTTCCGTCTTCTAGCAGAGTACGTACCAGCTTGGTGTCGATCCTAGCATCAATCAGGCTGTTAGCAGCCCCAACCGTATTCGCTGCTTCTGCGGCGGAATCTGCTGCTGACTGAGCGGAGTTCGCTGCTGACTGAGCGGCGTCAGATGCTTCAGCAGCGTCTGCGGCCGATGCCGCAACTAGTGCTTCGGCTTGCAAAGTCCCTAGACCCGTAGATGAAGGAACCTTAATGACTGTAGTCAGATCCACAGTCTCATCCGACAGCATAACGAAGGAGTGCGGAGGAATATTGGGAGTGGTTCCATCTACAGAATCGAACTTGTAGATGACACTCCAAGTCCAGCTCTCGACTGACAAATCCGGATCGTCATTAGCTACAAGTCGAACTCCGGGATAAGCAGCATCTCGGGTTCCCGGCTTAGGCGTAGACAAATATCCTTGGGAGTCTAGGACGCCTACAATATTCTTAGTAAGAATAGTTTTAGGATTAGGTACAGAGCCGAGATTTGGGAGATATGGAACAGAGGCAGAGAACGTGATTGTTCCAGATGCTGGTACAACTTCTGGTTCTTCATCGGGATCATCGCCGTCTATAACTCCGACTATAAACTGCCCAACTACTCGGCCTGTTGAAACGTTAGCGGGCAAAAGCATATAGCCTCCTCGTTGATGATTAAGTTAAAATTGAGCCTGTTGTGGCGCGATTATGCAAAAGTTAAAAGTCCATGTTCGTATCTCTTTAGAAATTACGCAAAAGTGGAAAACCCATGTAGGGTCTCCATGAAAGTGCACTAGTTCTCGAACGACATCACGCTCCCCAGCATGTAGACGTCGCCTCTTGAAAGGAGTGTAGGAGATGAACCCTACTTTGTTGTGAGAACTAGTACACTATCGCGGAGACCCTACATGGCAGCAGTGCTCTTTGGAGCTAGTCTATGGATACTTTAGGTATAGTTTTTGCCTATTGAAGGAACGCCAGTTCTACGCGTCGGCATCCTACATTCGGAGTGTGTTAGGAATCTGAGCCCGGTGAGTTCTGGAATTCCATCAAAAGGCAAAAAGGGTCAGGCCATGTTGGCTTTGAAAGGACTTTAGATCTCTATGGTGTCAACCCAGCCTTGTAAGTCTTCCCGGAGCTACAAAGTATAGAGGTCTAAAGTCCCATCGAAACAAACATGGGGGTTGTGGGGCTACCTAGAGTAAGATAGCCCCACAACGTTCCAAATTAAGACTTGTCGTCTTCCTTGGAATCTGCCTTTGCAGCAGGACCGGTCTCAGCCTTTGCAGAGGAGCCGGTTGAACGAGAGCGCGAGGCTGCAGACTTCTCTGCGATCTTCAGCTTCTCGAGTCGAGCGTCGATTACCTGCTCGAGCTTGTCCTGATTGGGGATGATCCACTCCGGAACAGGGGTAGTCTCAACAGCTTCGGGGGTCTTCGTCATGGTGGAACCTTTCGCCGGATTGTTTTAGGTCAAATCGTTCCCCGGATTTTACCCCCGGGGCATTTTTTAAGAGGTCGGCGATACAGGGAGGGGGGTCTGTGTGCGAGACCCCTCCCCCCATACACCTTTTATGGAAATGTTATGTCGTTATTAGCTTGGTTCAGGCACTTTGATATGCATTCCCGAAGCATTGTAATCAACAATCTCATTAATAGCGAGATCGATCGCCTGACTCTGATCAAGTTCAGACAACTCATCGCTAGTGATGGCGCACCGGGCTAGCAAAGCCAGTGTGTGATGACCAACTTGCATGTCGTACGCATTCCACTGATCGAACTCAGTGAAAGGATTGTATGGATTGTCTGTTGTTGATAGTAGATACTCAGTAGCAGCAGCCAATGTCTACTCCTTTCTTCTTAGTCTTCAGTGGTAGTGGTAGGGTTGAGTGCTCGATCAAGAGTACTCGCTGATACACCAAGAGCTGATGCTATCTCACTCTGTGTGTATCCCTTCTCCATCATGGACTTAGCCCTAGATAGAGTGCCTGCGGTGACAGCCTTCTTGTCCCTTGGTGTAGCCAGTTCCTTGATTACATTAAGGTCTGCCTGATCAAGGATCTTGTTGAGCATGTTAGTACTAATAGCGCCAGCCTGTATGGCTTCCCATTCACGAGGCTCTACCTTGATAGCCTGTGGTTTAGCACCTGTTCTAGCACGTCCTTCAGCAAGAGCAAGACCTTTGATCTTCTTTAGTTCAGCAGCATCCATGTCAGGATTGGCATCCCTCTTGGTGGCTACAATACTACCTGCTACCAGCTGAGCTTGTCTTTCAAGGGGCTTGTTTTTGAGCGCCTCATTAAGCTTTGCATTAAGCTGGGTTACTTCCTGTGCGTAAGCCTTCTTTGCAGAGGGGCTATAGGGAACAGGCTTAGTAGCATAGACTTCTTTCCTAGACTCATTAGCCAGAACCTTAAGTCTATTAGCATGGTCTGCATAGGTGCGTTCGATAACAGTGCCGGGATCAGAGACTAGAGCATGTGCGTCATCCACATAGTCCATACGTTTGACATTAGTAGTCTTGGGTATCTCAGGCCCAACGTATTCTTGCTTGTCTTTATCCCATTTACGGTAGCTCTCACCAGTGTCTACATAGACCTTCTTACCAGTCTTAGGATCAATAGGTCCGCCGTCTTTAGCAGATCGGAGTTTCCTTTCGGCAACCCTTACTTCACCCTTGGCACGAGAGACAATAGTTGATGCGCCACCCGTTTTACCATCAGGCTTCATCTGGTACTGTTTCTTAAGTTGCGCAATACCATTGTCTTTAGCAGACTGCTTATAGTCGAGATGATGTTTCTCAGCATCAATAACTACCATAGAGTGTCTGACTGCACGAGCGATCTCATTAAAGGGAGCACCCTTAATGGTCATGTCCGTAATCAGATTAGAGACGTCACCCATCTGCTGACCCTTAGATTTGGCCGACATTTTAGGCGCATCATCAGGAAGCTTATATAGCTTCTGAGGATTGAAGTTCTTGAGTCCTTCCAAGGGAGCAGAGCTCTTTACTCGGTAAGGCCCTGATTGAGGGTTAGGAATTACAAGAACAGTGTCTCCATCGAAGTCTGCGCCAGACAGACGTTCCGCAACCTTGGAATTGATACCAATAGCATCTCGGGCTTGCTTAATAACGCCATTAGCCTCACGGTTCTTGTTATTGACCGTGAGTTCCGGAATTTCGAAAGTTCCACCATGAGGGTGTCGAACTAGAACGACTTTCTCACCATCGTTGTATTTAGGAGCATAAACTTCATGATCCTTAAGACTGTTAATAGGGAGAATGACATGGTTTGCAGTTCTAGGAAGACCGGCTGCTTTCAAATGGACTGCAGCAGAATCGGCACCGTCGGCAAACGACTCCAGCAAACGCTGTTTCACAACAGGGTTGGTAAGAGCCGTAATTTCGTCGTATTCAGCCTTTTTAGAATCATAACGCTGCTTGAGCTGTTCTTTTGCAAGAATCGCACTCTGTTTTGACAGCATCTGAGATGAGAAGGTGTTAGACCACTTAGTCCAATCGCCTTCCTCATTTACGATGTTGAGTGCTGAAATGACCGTTTCTGATCCATCAGCATTCTTCTTCGTAATCTGCTTAACGGCCGAACCGAATGGGTTTGGGTCGTCATCACTTACTTTTTGAGGCTTCATAGCTTTGAGCTTGTCGCCGGTATCACTCTTGTTAGTGTTGAAGACCATGTCGACACCGTCAGGAATGTTATCGCTGTACATGGCCATACCCTTTAGGTAATGAGTCCCATCAACACCGATTCGAACCTGAGCGTAGCGGGAATTCCCCATGTCGAGATCTTTTACGCCACGACGAATTTCGATGACACCGTCTTTGTCGGCACCACCTTCTTCCGCATAACGAACACCAACTCGCTTAAGCGGCACGTTGAGCGGAGGCAGCATTCCAAGGTTTGTGAACGTTTTACCGCCATCCTCAGAATCGCCTCGAAGAGGAACGATCTTATCCTTGTTCTTGAGAACGTCAGAATAGATCACATCACCCTTAGTGATGACTTTAACGCTGGTAAAGTTGCCCATACCAGACATCTGTTCCGCTTTGATGTAGTGAACCTTGTAGCCTTCTTCTTTGAGAATCGCAATCGCTGTTCCCAGACGAGTACTACTCACGCCTAGGTGATTCTCGGTCCCCTGACCGAAGTCAACATACTTATTCTTCTCAACTTGATCACGAATGATGTTAGCTGTGGTGGTGTTGGCATCGGAGTCAAACTTTTCGGAAGCTGCCAGTAGAGCTCGAACAGAAGACTCGTTCTTACCCATAATGTTTCCGATAGCTACGTTCGAAAGATTCTTTTCTTTCAGCTTTATAGCTTGGCCGACTTCAGCTCGTTTAATGGCGTCGTTAGCAATAGACGTCAAAGCACGAAGCTGTGTAGTGGTCATTACGTATGCTTTACCGTTTTCATCGACTCCGCTGAATGCTTTCGCAATCTGAGTATCAGTCATACCCTTCTTGCGGAGTTCTTCGATGTGTCCCTTGAAGGAACGACCCCGTTGTTCGGGATTCTCACCACTACCCCAAGGATAGCGCCCCGACTTACGGAGGACGCCTTCATGGCGAAGGAAACTAGCATCTGTCATTTCATCTTTACTCATTTAGGTCACCCCTCTCGTTAGTCGACGGCTTCTTCGAGCATTGTACTTAGCAGTTTATCGCCAGTGACAATGCGATCCATGATAAACACGATATCGTCATTTTCAGGATGGTGTACTTCGTAATCATCATTCTGATAGATTCTCAATTCAATGAGATCAATCTCAAACGGTCGAATCTCATACTCAAGACAGAAGAAAGCGACATAGATCATTAGCTGATCCATAGAAGCTTTCGAAACTCCAGTCTTCAGATCATGAATGCGGAGTTCCTTTTTACCGTCGATTGTACGGAAGACAATAGCGTCTACAGTACCAAAGGCTAGTGGTGAATAAAACAAAATCTGTTCGGGAATCATTCGAAACCCGATTGCGTCGTTTACGTAGAGGTTCAGAGTCTTCCTATTGCGAGGAAGTTTCTGACCCTTACGAATGAGAAACGCGGCGAGTTCGTGGAGCTCTGTCCCTTCCCTCGCCATGAGTTGCGTTTGGAACCAAGTCAACAACTTCTCGTTGCTGTATCTGATCCAGTGGTACTTGCTTGCGCTCAATGTAGCGTGGCGCCCCGCAAGATCGGAATGCCTGTTGAAGATCATGAAGTACTGCCTCTTTATTTTCCGGGAAGATGACTGACGCGAAAGACAGTCGATTGAACTGTTCCAGATACCATTCTTGGTTTGGCTGGAACGGACTGTTGGCGCTTCGCTTTACTTCGAGTATGGCCCACCGGTCTTCCCATAAGATGAGAAGATCTGGAATACCTTGAAACTCACTCGAGTCGAGTTTCATGATAAAGCAGCCGGGAAGCATTCGGCGGATCTCTTTTTTGAGATTACCCTGAAATTCACTTTCTAGCTTTTTTTTACCGTTGGCCACATAGTCCTCGTGCGTTGCAAAAAAATTAGAGTATGCGTTTTAAAACGCACATCTCATCCCTTCTATTATAACCCATGTATAGAATGCGTGGGCAATGTCCGAAAACCTCTTTTTTGGCCACTTGGCCACTTTGTGGACAAAACTCTTTATATATACTCTTTTTTCCTTTCCATAAAAGTTTTAAGAAATAAGTGGGCAAGTGGCCAACTTGGACAGTTTTACAATACGTGTGGGCGCTATTTGACCCTAAAACACCTAAAAACGGCAAGATATTACCGTTTTTCAAGCAAATAGCGCCCACAAAGTTCGGACATTGCCCACAATAGCTGGCCACTTATTTTTACGTTTCTGGCCAGATTGCCCACTTTTTTGGCCACTTTTCAAAAAGTTCGGACAGTAACGCCCACAAAACTGGGACCATAAGTGGCCAAGTGGCCATTAGTGGCCAGCAGTTTTTAGGTGTCTACTACCCGAAACCGAATAGATGCTGGGCCATATGACTCGATCTTGCGTTGATTCTCGAGCTTCCACAGCTTCCTCCAGATAAGCTTTTCCGGGATCGGCATCAAGGCTTCAGAGATCTCATAGAAACTAGCCATCCCCTTCTTCCTGTAAGAGAGTTTTCGTGCGGGGATTACCTCATTGGTATGCCCGCGATATGTGGATATCTCACCGGCAGCACCCACCCATACAGTCCACTGATTCTGAATGCTGAATATAGTCTCCAGTACTACTATGTCCGGCATGTGTTTGAGCTGCAACTTGGTAGGACTTGACTTACCCATTAATAACATCCTCATCATAAGATCTGTATAGTTCCGGTCCTGAGCCAAACTTCGACTCCATCTCATAGATCACTTCCCGTGCTTGTAGAACGATCTCATGCCGGACGTTGTTGTTCATCCATCCCCAGTCATACACGGGAACGGGACGAGCTCGAATGCCCGCCATCTTCTCCCAGTCCCTTGCAAGGAACGTGTTCTTAGCAGCAATACCATGCTTGAGTCGCCACTTAGTCAGTTCCTTCTTGTAGCCGAAGAAGATGTATAGGACTGGGATATCGCAACGACAGGTGCAATTTGGTATCGTCCTGATCTTAAAGTGCTCGTCTATCCAAACCTGAATGTGTGATGGTACTGACCCGATCAATGCGTCAGATACCTCATCCCAATGCCAGCGATTGATAATTACTTGACGCTCACTCACTATTACTCCTTAGCTTTTAGAATGCGTACGATGTACCAAGTCATGAATCTTGTGATCGCCACATATACTTCATAGAGAGGCCAGACCAGACAGAGACCTAGCGTTGACCAGAGTATAGTCGTGTGCATACTACCGTCACGATACCAGTGTGGATACTCGTTGGCGCTGTGCTCGTCTACCCGCTTGTAGTAGACCGGAATCCGCTTAAAGCCGATTACCAGATACGCGACGATTACTACCGTCCAGATCCAATTCATCATTCACGATCCTTCAAAAGTCGTTCGAACTCGCCCGTTAGTTGATTGCTGCGTTTAAAGTAGTAAGCATCCAGCTCTTCTCGTTCTTTAAGAACCATCTCTAGAGTTCGAGGGAAGTGGTCGTATTTAATAGCTTCCACAGCCGAGAGCTCCGGAAAGACAATCATCATTAGCTCACTAGGCCTCGCAAGAAACTGCAATCCATCAGACTTGCGAAAGATCAAATATGCTTTCGAACCCATCACATTCTCAGGTTCGACATTACCGGTATCGACATGTGTCACTCGACCGTCACTACTAACCTCGTAGTCCTCGTAATCTGGGATCTCACGCCATCGAACTGTGTTACTCATCCGAACATCATCCTCCCAAGGTGTACAACTCCAAGAACTACCCAACTAAGCACTACCAGCACCAATACCGTAGCTCCAACTAAGTTCCAGAATTTATCCCAACTCATGCTACCCTCTTTAATCCCGGGACGTTTACGAATTTGTGCTCCGAAGTTCTACTCTCCGGATAGGCACGCAAGTACAGCTCTTTTACAAAACACTCGGTGTTCCATCCATTTCGATGCAGTAACACCATCGCCCCACCAGCAGTGGAACGCTGCGAAATAATGCGGTTCGTCAATGTAGACCGAACTCGGCCTGTGTCCGAGACCTCGTACCCCGGAAACGTCCGGATTGCTCGCCACTCGATAGACCCCGTCTGATTTGAGGGTGTCGAGGTTTGTTCCTTGTTCAATTGGTAGACTCCCCAGCCTTTTTAATTCGGAAGCGTATATCTGCTCTCTTATTCGAGCCCATGTCTCATAGACGTCGTCAAATTTTTCGCTATCATCGACGATTCTGCAGTGAGCGCGAACAAACTCTTCAATCGGTTTAAATCGCTCCGGACTTACAAGCTGACGCATTCCCTCGATTTGTGTCTCATAAACAATCGGAGCTTGTTTATTTAATTTGAATTTGATAGAAAGTTCTTCAGTCATACATTCGCCGTCCATGTTGCGTTTTTCACACGCTCATTGAGATTCATCAGCAAATCAAATCGAGCAGGGGTGTAGTAAACGTCATATGTTTTAAGAAATGACTCTTTGGATAGAGGCTTATCGTTCTCATCAAACCAACGTAGTTGTGCGTCGTACTCTTCTTGAGTAATTAAAAATGTCACTCCAGCTTCACCTCAGTGACAGTAACGCCTTGTTCCTTACGGTGCCTGATAGCCCTCTCAGACGCTTTGACAGCCTGCTCGCCTGCATAGGTATTCGGGAGCCACTTCTCGTGAGGCACACTAACCACTGTCAGTTCTTTCTCGCCACGGATGAACTCTACGACATCCAGACGAGTTGCGAGGATGATGTTCTTACGATCAACACCATTACGCAATCCCCAGATGTGAGCGTGCCTGTCTGTTCCAAACATTACTACTCGCATGAAATCTCCTAACAATAAACACAGGTAAGGTTGACTATTGGTATACCATCGATCATTCCTGATACGTGCTCAGCATAAGGCTGACCAACGTCTAGTCCTCGATGACACGCCATGCACTGCAGACCATACGGGAATCCCGCCTCAGTCACTACCGAGTATGAGAGAGTCCAGTCAGGTCCTACAGCTACAAGATCCGCCTCAGCCACTTACAACAGCCTTCCACATACGCTCAGCCAGTGCCGGTCCATAGATGGAGAAGTGTCCACCGTTGATGGTCAAATTCGATCGGTAGGCATTCTGGTCAATGTCATACTCAACCTCGAGAACCTTTTTTGTACCCTTGTGGCGAATCAGTCCATCTTGATTGATCTCGAAATTCTTACTAGGGATGCCGCCAAGACCACGCCACTCACAATCTGTTGGCGCCGTGTCGAAATCCTCAGCACTCGCAGCGCTCAACATCTCAAGCTCTTCCCAAGTGAGTGTCGGGTGCATGGATACAACATCTACCAGCTGTACTTCTTTCTTAGCCTCTGCGATAGTTTCCTCCATGAGCTCCAGCTCCCAATCAGCCATAGGTGCTGGGATTATCCGAGCCTTAGAAGAGATGAGCCCCGAAGTGTTGGTGATGAAGAAGTAAATATCCACCTCGAGAACTTCCGCGGTCATAATGCCCTGCTCATTGTAAATAGGCAGTCTTACAGTCTTCATAGTTCTCCTTTAAATGAATTGACTAATTGTAGTAAACGTGAGTCCCACGATCGAGTAGATCAAGAAGACTTTAATCCAAGCTCTTTGTCCAGTTCTCAATCACGAGCCTTATAAGCTCGTACCCAGTAGCGGATAAAGATGGCTACAAGTCCTGCTAGAAACAGGGGAGGCCAAATGTGAGATCCTCCAAAGAACTGGAGAATACTGGTACTAACGATTCCTAGAAGTACGAGCCAACTAAGCACTCCCCACCATGCTGATTCTTTGATCGGGGTTCGCTCACTCATGCCGCATCCTTCCAATAATGCCGTGTGCGTACACCGTCGATAAGCTTATAGAGTCGGTAGTGGCCGCTTCGAGTAAGACCGATAGGCTTAAACCGAAGCTTACTGCGCACTTGACCTTCGCGATTTACCTCGTAGTCAGGGAAGTTTGGGATAGCCTTCCAGCCCGGATCAAGTTCCGGGAATGCGCTGTGGAGAAGCTTCTCGTACGTTCTCTTAGCCTTATGTTTGTTACTGCTACCGGTGTTCAAAGAGTAATACCAAGTACCGCTACGAGGGTCCTGAGTCTCTACGAGAGGACGTTGAGTGCGACGGTTACGAACCTGTCCGTCACTGTCGATTTCGTACTTAGGGAACTCGGGGAGTACTCGCCAAATCCTAGCGCCCGGTTCCGGATCTTGCTCAGCCACGTTCAGGCCTTCCTTGTGATTTGAATTTGATAGCCCATGCAACGCGCGTCATGTCTACAGGACGACCGTAGTATTTAGCCGCTTTGCGTTCAATAGAAACATAACGAGTCCCATCAAACCTATCGACATTGACTCGATCACACATCGTGTGTGCCAGTCGCAGCTGTTCCTGTACTCCCACTACCAAATGCCCCCTCCATGATCGCATCCAGCGACATGATGTACTTCTGCTTGTTGCACCAGAACTCGACGAACTCGCCCTCGTAAGGTCGCTGAGGGTACGTGAAGGGGTTCTGATAGTGCTTGGTAGTTACTCTCCGGACCTGCCGGTTAGCGTTTACCTCATACTCGGGAAACCCCGGAACGGCTACCCAGATCTCGTCATTGACAATTTCTGTACGTAGCCGTTCCAAGAGTCCGTAGCCTCGAGCACGCTTATAGATGTCAGGCTTCTTGGGCACTAGGTTTTCTCCTGAGACTTTTCTTCTAGGACAACTGCTTTAACGGCGTCGACCATCTCGCTCTCAACAGTCTCTCCCTTGCTGGAACCGAAGGCGAGTACGCCAGCCAAAAATCTAGGCACTGAAACTGGTAGCGCAATGAGCTTAAAGTCGGTACCGAAATACTCGTCTGAAGTCTCGTTCCTAGTCACTGGGCAAGATAATGAATATGTAGATGGTTCTTTCTCTTCGGGCCATCCCTCGTCCGACACACGTACATGTGGTTCACAGCAACCGCAGCCACTGAATAGATCCTCCCAGATACCATCGGCTCTCTTAATGAAGAGTTCCTGATAGTGCGGCCCAATTGTACCGATAACGGTGTTGACTGGAAGTTCTGAAGGTTTTGGATTTTCCATTTACCTATCCTCTTCTTTAGACATCCGTATAGCATCCTCGATTGAGACTGCCGGGGTATTACTACGTCGCTGCTCAGGTACAAGCGAATGCGGAAAAGGCTTGTGAGGAATTCCATTCACATACCAGTTACCCGCAGTTGTTTTTGTCCAAATATCTCCGGTGGCCGCATCCTCATACGTTCCGGGGTCGATCATGTCTTCAGGGTGCATTACTCGACTTCCTTCTCTGCATCTTCCCGCTGCTGTGCAGAGCCATCGGCGACGATCGCATCCGCAATGAGGCCGTCCACAGTGATGGCTTCACCTTCAGCGTCGACGGTACCGTATTCGTCCCGAAGCATGATTGCCAGCTGTACCGCGACGCCGTAGGGAATAGACACAATCTCGAAGTTTTTGAACAAATCGTCAGCAGCTTCGTCGGTGATCTTGTCATCGTCGAGACAATCAACGCAGTGGTAAATCGAGGGCTCCCACATACCTACAGAGTTTGAAGTCCACGTCCCTTCGGTCTTATCTTCGATAGTAGTTCCGAGGGGGAGATCAGAGGGCTTAAAGTTTTTCATCAGTTTTCCTTTCAAGAAAAAAAGAGAACCACCAGCCATGGGGGATGACTGGTGGTTCTCATAATAGGGTATGTAAATACTGCGACTACTTGGGCGTTACCTCTACGTAGTCGTTCTTGAGCTTCTTACCAGTCTCTTCGAAGCGCGTCTTGTAGCCGAGTGTGGTGAATAGTCCCTCGTACATAGCGTTTTCCCCGAACAGGGAAACCAAATATAGACCTGATGAGAACTCCAAGTAACCAGTATCCAAATTATACTGGATCTCAAGTCGAGCCTTGTTCTCTTTAGTGATCTTGATTGCTTTCATAACAGCACTCATAGTGATGCCACCAAATCCTTTTCGTTGAAATTCCGCTTCTCCATGATGGATCGGAGAATAGCTTTGTCGATCATACTGTTGGACTTGAGAATGTAGTAGTACAGATCGACGTAATTGGTGTTGAGACGATCAATCCGACCCTTGGCCTGATGGTTAATCTTGTAGCTGTAGTTAAGCGAGAAGAAAGCCATAGCGTCAGTTGAGATACAGTTCCAACCCTCAGCTCCGGCGGTGTACTGTACAAGGTATACCCACTTCTTGGTCTTGGGTACGTCTTCATGCTTGTGTCCGTTCCACTCAGCAGACTTTATTCCGTGTAGTTTCGCCAGCGTACGGAGGTCATCGAGTTCGTAATTGAAGTTGTAGAAGACGATGAGGCGATCGTGCTTGTCGAGTAGTTCAGAGATTGCTTTGAGTCTCGATGTGTGAGAATTGACGAGCTTGCGTGCAACAATGAAGAGTTCCCCAACATCCTTGAGTGGTCGGTCTTCATAGATGTGCCAACGCTTTTTCCAGACCTTCTCGAATGCGGCTTCATCGTATCGTACCGGGACATGCTGAATATGCCGCTTGGTGTGCCTAGGGTAAGGCATGAGGACAGTGATGTTCCGTCGATGCCTGAGAAGTGTGCCGGTATTGATATATTTGTCAATCTTAGGGAATTTGCTAAACCGTTTGTAAACAACGTGTTGATCTGCGAAGTCCGTTTTGTTCTTGTAGAATCCATTTGCAATGAACAACGGACAGTAGTCCATCCAGACGTCCCCGGGGGTTGCTGAAAGCATGACCCACTTGTTTCGTTTAGCGATGTGGATGAGACTCTTACTCCAAACTCCAAACCCGACAGCTCTTTGCTCATCAAAGATGAAGAAGGCATTCTCTACGTCCTTATACTTCTCAATGTTGTTCCATGAGTCAACGAATACCTGTGTCCCAGTATGACCCAGTTCCCATTTGGTAGAGAGGTTGAATTTCGCGCACTCCTCTTCCCAATCGAGATTGTCGCGCTTCTTCGCTGTAGTGATGATATAAAGGTCTCGAGGCTCTTGCATAGGGACGTGATCGCCGAAGCCATTGACTCGTATATCGCCTTTACACACTTTGAGAACGAAATAAGCGACTGCTGTAATCGACTTACCAGTGCCGACATCTCCGTCAAGGATACAACCATTCTTCATCTCCTCGATTGCTTTTAATTGATGTGGGTATAGTTCTACTGCAGGCAATTACTTGACATCCCATCCGCCACATTTACCTGCGAGGTGATCGAAGATATGTACTTCGTGAGCATCGTGGCGAATTTTCCAGCCACAGAAGAGATTCTCTAATTCTAGCATGTGCACTCCGCATCTAGCTTTCCACAGGCTCCTACTGCTTCTTTGATCTTGATGTTGTTTAATACAGCGTCCTGATAGTCCAATCTCGACATGATTATTGTTTTGGTGCAAGCGACACAATCCCAACTAATCATGAAGTAGTTTTTATAGCCAACCTTATAAAAATGTCTATGTGGCGCAACAATGGGTCGACCCATGAAATCCTCGCCATGTTTCGGAATACCGTGACAGACACGTTTCCTCAACCATAGAAACCCTTCGCGCCATTCGTGACGACCATGAGGATAGTGATGCATAGAACATCTATCGAGTACAGTCTCAAACATTTCGTTCCCTAACTTCTTCGAACGCGTTCTCGTAAGACCAACCGACACACTGATAGTCGGCAGCTCCGGCGATGTTACGCGCACCTTTATGAATCCAATGACCTTCATGCGGGAACAGCTGTCCGCAAAAGCGATATAGAACCATTAGATTTTAGGCCTAGTATGTACCCAGCCCATAGGGGACTGTGACTTTTCTTTAGTGCAATTTGAATCTGAGCAGGCGCAAACAGCTTTATGCAACATTCTCTCCATACCATTCATCGTAGTACCTAAATGTGTATCCCATATGAGAGCGACGGTCCCCCCGCAGGCACGCGTAAACACTCCCATAATCTCCGCCGATGTAGCGAGCACAGTCCCTAGCCGTCC